AAAGCTTTGTTAAATTTCTTTGCAAAACAAAAAGGTAAAAAAGGTTCTGACATGTTAAAAGAAATTAATCCAAAGAGATTAGGTTTTCTTCAAAACATGTTAATGAAATCCGATAAAGAATTATTAGATGCAAATAGACAAGAATATTTAGAAGAATTATCCGATGTTATTAAATCCGATAAAAAATTATTAGATAAAATAAAACAAATGCCAGAAGAAGCAAGAGATACATTTTTTACTATAGCAAATGAGGGTGGCAATAGAGGTAGACTAAGTGTTTATAAAAATCCTGATTTTAATATTGATGATGCCATTTCTGAAATAGAACAAATGAAAAAGAATTTAAAATTTAAAGACGTCCCTGAAAAAGAAGTTAAACGACAAATGAATGCAATTGGTGGCAGAGTTGGTTATTCAACCGGATCTATTGTTAAAGGAGTTTTGTTAACAGCAAAAACATTATCTGAATTAAAACCTGAGTATTTAAAAAAATTAAGTAGATTAGAAGGTTATCTAGGAAGTATTAATATGGAAGGAAAAGGTGGAAGAGAAGCAGCTAAAAAAACCATAGAAAAAATTGATAATTTAAAACAAGAATACAAAGCACTGGAAAAAGATTTATCGGAAAAAGAACAATTAGATAAATTTGATACAACAGATAGATCAAAAAACGCCCGTGGCGGAGTTGCCTATTTGATGGGATTATAAGATCATGGGTATCAAATCTGAAAATATCCAGATCTACAAGTATCTGACACGACCTGCTCGCCCCCAGTTACAAGATGCGAGCGTCGAGAAGCTAGAGAAAGTTTTACCTACCGCTACCATTATAGAAGAACCAAAAAATTATGACTACCTCATGCCTACGTTTGAGGGTTTAGAAGATCCTAGATATGTACAAACAGAATTAGCAAGCGGTGGAATCGTGGAGCGAGGAGAATTTGCTAAAGGATCAAGATTAGCAGATCAGTTATCTGTGGAAGATTATATGACTATTATTAAAGAAATGGTTGCTGATAAAAATTATGTTCCACCTGTAAATATTAATAGGAGAGAAGTCGGAAGAATTCCAAATTTTGAAAAAGCAAAAGAGATGGTTAAAGCAGAAATGGGTTCTGGTTTTACTCAAGCATATGAAGCTAATATTTCAAGAAGAAAAAAATTAAAACAAAAAGCAATAAGAGAAGTAGATCCAGAAAAAAAAGCAGTTTATCTTGCTAAAAGTGCAGAACGAAGAAGAGCGGGTAGAATTGAAAAATTAGGAGGCGATGTAAAAATGACTCCTGATGAAAAGTTTTTAAACTTTCAACAAAGTTTAGTAACTAAACAACTCAATGAAAAAATAAAACAAAATCCAGATTTAATTTTAAAAAATGAACCTTTGATGGATCAATTATCTACAACCATAGACAAAGAGGGAAACATTGTAAAAGTTAAACCTAGTTTACAAGATATTAAAAATAGAGGTATTTTTGAAATAGAACACCAGAGAGATATTTATAAAGCAGGAAAGATGAAAGACTTTCCTTACAACAGAAATTTAATTTTAGGTCCTTATAATAGAACAGGTGGATTTAAAGAATCCGCTGAAAAATTTATTGAAAAATTTCCTGATCCAAACAATCCAAAAGTTCAAGCAATTTTAGAAAAAGCAGATGAATTAGGAGTTACCATTAGACCTAATGTACCTGAAGGAACATTTCCAACTAAAGCTTTAGGATATAAACAAGCTGGAGACCCTGTTAGAAAATTTATTGAAGTTGCAAAAAAAGTTACCCCTGCCTTAGAATCTAATGATTTAGGTGTACCAAGCTATAAAGGTGATATTGAAATGGCTAAAAAAGCTTTAGGAATTAAACAATTAAAATCAGAAGCTATTCCAGGTACAAGATTTCTTTCAGAACAAATAATACAACCCCTTACAGATATTACAGTAGAAGGAGTCAAAGATATTGGCAGAGGAGCTATTGGTAGAGGTACTTTAAAACTATTACCAGGATTAGGAACAGCTTATGGTATTTATGATACAGCGGTTGCACTAGAAGAAGGAAAATCTTTAGGTGAAACTGCATTTAGATTTGTAGGTGCGGATCCTATTTATAATATGATTAGAGAATACGAACGTTTACCAGAAGAAGCACAAACCATTCAGAAAAAAATAAATCAACAACAATCTTTTGATGCAGCTCAAATGGATGCTATGGATGAAGGTTTAGTTGGATTAGCAGGTAGACCCGAAGTAACTGCAGAAGAACAAATGTATTTAAATCAAGAAAAACAAAACGTACAACAAAAAATAGAACAAGAAAATAAAGATAGAGCTGAAGGAAGAAGAGGTTTTATTAATATGATTGATGCAACTATATCCGGTGCTCCAAGAGAATATAATTTTGCCAAAGGTGGAAGAGTATTATTACAAGATGGTGGTAAACCCGTTAATGTTGGTAGAAGAAAATTTTTAAAAGTTGTAGGACAAACAACAGCACTTGCAGCTGCTTTACCTTTCTTGGGTAAGTTTATTAAACCGGCAACGAAAGCTGCACCAGAAGTAATGGAAGTAGTAACTAGATCTGCAAATCAAGTACCAGAATATTTATCTAATTTAATTGCTAAAATTAAAATGATGGGAACTTCAAAAATTGTAGGTAAGATGGATAGCCCTGATGAATTTATGAGATATGATTTAGGTGACTATGAATTATATGAAGGAGCGGGTGGAACTAGAATTAAAAAAATTAGGGACAAAGGAGATATGGGTTATGAAGAATTTGAAATGCAGGTTAAACAAGATCCTGAAACAGGCTATATTGAATATGATGAAGTAACAGCAAAACCAGATATGGATGGTAAATTGAAAGATCTTGAATTTGGTATTGAAGATGATGTTCATTTAGAAATGAAAAAATTCGCTGATGAAGACTAATACACCTTACAAACATGGAAAAAAATCTGGTCCACCTCCTAAAAAAGGACCTCAGTCACAGGGCTTGAATTTACAATATAATACTGTTAAAACAGTAAAACTGGAGAAAATAAATGGCAGACATCGACAAAGCTCTTCCTAATGTAGAGCAAAATATAACTGTACCTTCTGAAGCTGAAATTGAAGAAGCTCAATTAGAACAAGAAGAAGCATTAACAGAACAAGGTGATCCTGTAGAAATACAAGAGAACGAAGATGGATCGGTAGATATTAATTATGATCCAGCGATTGCTGCTGTAGAAGGAGCGGAAAATCATTATGCTAATTTAGCAGAACATTTACCCGATGAAGTATTAGGACCTTTAGGTTCTACCTTATTTAGTAATTATCAAGATTATAAAAATTCAAGAAAAGATTGGGAAAGTTCATACAAAACAGGTTTAGATCTATTAGGATTTAAATATGAAAATAGAAGTGAACCTTTCTCTGGTGCGTCAGGTGCAACTCACCCTGTATTAGCAGAAGCTGTGACTCAGTTTCAAGCTTTGGCGTACAAAGAATTATTACCTGCGGATGGTCCTGTCCGAACACAAATTATGGGAATTCCAAGTCCAGAAAAAACTCAACAAGCAGCTCGTGTAAAAGATTTTATGAATTATCAACTTATGGATCAAATGAAAGAATATGAACCTGAGTTTGATCAAATGTTATTTTATTTACCTCTTGCAGGATCTTCTTTTAAAAAAGTATATTACGATGAAGTCATGCAAAGAGCAGTATCTAAATTTGTACCTGCTGATGATTTAATCATTCCCTATACAGCGACTTCTTTAGATGATGCAGAAGCAATTATTCACCGTGTAAGAATTTCTGAAAATGAAATGCGTAAACAACAAGTGGCAGGATTTTACCGAGACATTGAATTAAAACCAGGTCAACTGAATGAAGATGACATTGAGAAAAAAGAAAATGAATTAGAAGGAAGAACTAAATCAGGTAAAGACGATGATATATTTACGTTATTAGAATGTCATGTAAATTTAGATTTAGAAGGTTTTGAAGATGTAGGTCCTGATGGTGAACCAACAGGAATTAAACTTCCTTACATTGTAACCTTAGAAGAAAATTCAAGAGAGATTTTATCTATTAAAAGAAATTATGAAATAGGAGATCCTAAAAAAGCTAAAGTACAATATTTTGTACATTTTAAATTTTTACCAGGATTAGGATTTTATGGTTTTGGTTTGATCCACATGATTGGCGGTTTATCACGAACTGCTACATCTGCCCTAAGACAGTTACTAGATGC